AATTGATAGTCGTAGCTGATGGATGCTCACTGACTGAATTTATAGTACATAAGCATTTCACAGATAAGCGGGTTCATTTGGCAAAGGTTGAACGTAAAGAGCTTTGGAGTAATAAGGCTCGCAATGGGGGACTTGCTTGTGCAAAAGGTAAGTATATCATTTATATTGACTCAGACGACAAGTGGGGCGTGGATCATCTACGAATCATTAATGATCAGGTAGCTGAGAATGACTGGGTATATTACAATGACTGGAGGTGGAACGGTAAAGAGTTTATCGAACGTAAGATTGACATATCTTTATATGGTCATTGCGGAACGTCTAATATCTGTCACTCCCGGAGGTTACAGCTAAGATGGGAGAAGCCCGGTTATGGTCATGACTACCTATTCATTCAGCAACTACGTAAGTTCGAGGGTAAGAAGATCACTACACCAGAATATTATGTTTGTCATGAAGTATAAACTATTATGAAAAAAAGGGAAAAGAAAGTAAAAAACAGTATTACATCTCGTTTATGGAAATGGGTACTTAGTTTTAGTGAAAATCCAAATCCATGAAATGAAAGCCTTTATAATCACATACAACCGCTTGAATTTGCCTGTTAATATGGCTAAGTTCCTATCCGATCACGGTATTGATCCGGTGTTTGTCGATAATAACTCTGACTATCCACCATTATTGGATTACTACAAGACTACTCCTTATGAGGTTATCCGTATGCGTGAGAACTACGGTTATAAGGTAGTCTGGGAACAGAACCTTTTGGATAGATTAGGAATAGAAGGTAATTACATTGTGACTGATCCTGATTTGGATATATCGGGTGTTCCTTATGACTTCTTAAGCGTTTTAGAGCAAGGATTGATTAAGTACCCACAATATGATAAATGTGGCTTTAGCTTGGAGATATGCGATCTTCCAGAGACACCATTCAGTCCGGCAGGATATGAGACACAGTTCTGGCAGTACCCATTAGATGATATGTATTTTAAGGCAGCCGTAGATACTACATTTGCACTATACAAAGTGCCATTTCATTCGTTTAAAGCAATGAGAACTAATAGACCATATACATCCCGACACTTACCCTGGTATTATTTTGATTTCAAAGATATGCCCCAGGACGAGCAATATTATTTTCAAACTTGTAAAGAATCACACTCAATGGGAGGGGTGTTCAGATGAAAGCAACTGAATTAAGAATCGGAAATTTAGTTCAAGACACGCCATTCTCTATACCAAGAGAAGATATGTATTCTGATGGAATAACAAAAATTACAGGTCATGGAATTGACTTGCTTGAGAGAGGCTTAATGAAAGGATGGCGTCCTATCCCACTCACAGAAGAATGGCTATTGAAGTTTGGGTTTGAAAAGATAGTAATGAATAATATGATTGATATAATCCACTATCAAAATAAGGATTGTTGGATATATTTAATTAAAGACGTATTTGAATTAGAATTAATAGTAGAAGACGAAAGACTTAACCTTTACAGAAATTGGAAATATGTTCACCAACTCCAAAACTTATATTTTGCATTAACAGGGGAGGAATTATGACAAAGCTATGTATCGTAATGACATATCACAACAGACATGAGTCATTAGCATGGACTTTGGAATCTTTTAAGCACTCAAAGGTAAAGGATTTTAATGTAGTTATAGTTAATGACAATAGCGATAAGGATATTGAACTACCTGACCTGCCGTATAAAGTAAGGGTAATCAATAGTAATGTAAAGAATGACATTTGGTCTGGTAAGTATGTTTGTGTATTCAATATGGCTTTTATGTATGCCTTGCAAGACAATCCGGATATTATCATAATGCAACATTCCGAGTGTTACCACGCAGGGGACGTTTTAAGCTATGCTCAAAAGGTAACTGATGAATCATATATATCATTCGGTTGTTATGCTTTAGGTAAAGAAGAAACACCAGACACGGTTGAAATAATAAACAGATCATGTACTCAAGACGGTCAACGGTCTTGGTATAACCATCCACAAATAAGGCCAGTCGGATATAACTTCTGTTCCGCTATCACTGCAAAGAATCTGATTAAGTTAAATGGATTTGATGAACGGTTTAAAGATGGTTGTGCTTATGAAGATAACTACTTCTTACATCAGATAAAGACATTAGGATTAAAGGTTGAGATAACAGCAGATCCTATTGTGTATCATCAATATCATCCAGTACAGGGTAATCGATCACAGGACGCATGGAGAAGAAATTATGCTTTATATCACGACTTATCTTTAGGCAATGAGTATCGAGCAAAGCATTTATTAACACCTGATTTATGATAAAACAAAACAACATACAATCCCTAGTAGGTAATCACGTTGCACCATATTTATATAATGATGCTAATTTTAAACCAGGTAAGACAGTAATTCCCTACTCCGGTCCGTATTGGGATAACAGGGAGAGTGAAGCTGCTATTGATAGCCTATTAAATGGTAATTGGATTTCAGCAGGAGAGAATGTACATAAGTTTGAAAAGGAGTTTAGTAAGAAGTTTAATACAGGCCAGTCGTTAATGGTCAATTCCGGTTCATCTGCTAATCTGGTTATGATAGCTGCCTTAAAGAAGTACTACGGATGGCAAGATGGTGATGAAGTGATAGTATCACCTACAGCTTTCCCTACTACCATATCAGTATTATACCAGAACGGATTAACTCCGGTGTTTGCAGATATTGAATGGGACACGTTAAATTTTAATCTATACCGTGTATTAGATAAAATTACCCCCAGTACAAGGGCTATATTCTTATCTCCTGTATTAGGTAATTCACCAAATATTGATTATTTACTTTATCTTTGTGATAGAGGGATAAAGCTAATACTCGACAACTGTGATTCACTCGGTTCTAAATGGGGTGGTAAATATCTGAATGAATATGCCATCGCTTCATCTTGCTCGTTTTATGCAGCTCATACGATATGCACCGGAGAGGGCGGTATGATTAGTACTAAGGATGAAGACTTAATGAAGATTATGGTAAGTCTTGCGCATTGGGGACGGGACTGTACTTGTATTGGTCCAGCTAATATGTCAAAATCAGGCTCATGTGGTAAGCGGTTCAGTAAGTGGCTTGATGCCTATGATGGTATTGTAGATCATAAGTATGTCTTTAGCAATATGGGGTATAACTTAAAGCCTTTAGACCTTCAGGGTGCTATTGGACTGGTTCAGTTATCAAAGTTTACCGAGATTGACGCACGAAGGAAGAAGTCAAAACATGTTATTGATGATATATTCATTAATCATATCGGTAATATTGAAGCCGTACAAGAACTTAACGAGGCTCAAACTACATGGTTCGGCACTCCGTTTATATGTGAGGAGATGGGATTAAAACATAGATTAGTTGAATATTTAGAGAAGCACTTAATCCAGACCCGCAATTACTTTTCAGGTAATATACTGATGCACCCCGGTTATATGTTTTTGGATGACTATAAGAAATACCCGGAAGCTAATAAGGTACTTGATAAGGTTTTCTTTGTTGGTGCTGCGCCACATTATCAGGATGAAGTATTTAATTATATCGAAGAAGTTGTTAAAAAGTTTTAAAATGAATTACTTTATATCAGGATCATCCGGTTTTATAGGTACAGCAATAAAGAATCACTTATTGGCAATAGGCGAATCTGTTTACACTATTCCAAGAGATAAATCTATTAAGCAATTAAAGAGTCTATTTAATTATGCTAATCCTGATTATATCATTCACCTTGCATCATACGGTAATCATTACTATCAGACATACTTCAATGAGATGGTCCATATTAATATCACCGGAACCTTTAATTTATTGGAGGCATTAAAAGCATTTGATTATAAGAAGTTTTATAACTTTACAACTTCATCCGTACTGTTAAAGGACCAAACGTATTATTCAATTACTAAGCATTGCGGAGAACAGCTATCTAAGATGTATTCTAATGTAGTTAATATCAGACCTTATTCAGTGTATGGACCCGGAGAGGGCGATAATAGATTTATCCCGACCGTTATACGATGCCTTAATTCCGGTAAAGAAATGACACTGGACGAAAACGCGACTCATGCATGGATATACATTGATGATTTAGTCAGGGCTATGTTTTTAGGTGAGACAGAAATGGGAGGTCCAATAGTTAATAATAAGGCAATAACATTTATATTAGAACAGGTATCAGGTAAAAAGCTTAAATATGCATGTGGTAAGGTACGTAGTTATGATAATAGTAATTGGGTAGAGCCAAAGTCGATTTGCTATACAAGTCTTTACGATGGATTAAAACGAACTTATGAATACTTTACACGATAGGATAATAGAGATTTCTAAGAAGAACAAGATGGCTCATTTAGGGTCAAATCTAACATCTGTTAATATTATTGATGAGATATACTCGATTAAGAAACCAGACGAACCATTTGTATTAAGTTCCGGACATGCTGGATTGGCACTATATGTTGTATTAGAGAAGTATTACAATTTTGATGCAGAATACCTTTATTGTAAACACGGAACACACCCTCACCGGGATTTAGATGATAAGATTTATTGTTCAACTGGATCGCTCGGCATGGGATTGGGCATTGCTTTAGGAATGGCTATGGCAGACAGAACAAAGAACGTATATTGCCTTATCTCGGACGGTGAGTGTTATGAAGGATTAATATATGAGACTGCAAATGTGATGCGTAGGTATAAAGTAACCAACTTAAAGATATATCTTAATTATAACGGTATGTCTGCTTATGCTCATATTGAGTCATGGATGCTATCTAATATTAAACGATTAATACCATTCCTTACAGTCAGAAAGACTGATGTAATAAATTACGGATTAAAAGGACTTTCAGCACATTATATAGTATTATGAGACGACAATTTGCAAAGGACTTATATGAATTAATGGCAAAGGATAAAAACATTATCTTTATCGCTGTGGATTTAGGGTTTGGGATGGCAGACAGGATAAGGGACGACTTTCCAAATCAGTTTATCAATCCAGGTGCAGCGGAGCAGGCAGCTATTACTATTGCAGTCGGATTGGCTTTGTCTGGCAAGATACCGATAGTCTACTCTATCACTCCATTCCTTATTTACAGACCATTTGAGGCCATAAGGAACTATCTCGATAATGAGAGTATCCCTGTTATACTTGTAGGCGGTGGTAGGGGTCAGGATTACGTACACGATGGATTTAGTCATGATGCCTCAGACCATGAAATATTAAAACAGTTTAAAAACATTAATTTTTTAGTCCCGGAAAATAGTTTTAACTTAAAGGAGATTGTTTATTCAAATAAACCGACATATTTAAACCTAAGAAGATGACATATAAAGAATGTACAGATAACCCAATGGATAATCAGCCAGCGTGGGGATTGCTCGAAAATGATTACAATAGATATTATCTGAATTACGATAATGACAGAACGCCTAAAATTCCACACAACATACATCTTATATGGCTTGGCAGTCCGTTCCCTGAAAAATACAAAAGAATAAAAGAAACGTGGGAGAAATATCATCCTACCTGGAATGTCAGGGTATGGGATGATTACGATGCAGAAACTTTTGGCATGGTTAATAAGGAAGCCTTTGATGCTGTGGCTAATTTTGGTGTTAAGTCTGATATATTCCGTTACGAGATTCTTCACAGGCATGGTGGGATATATGTCGATACAGATATTGAGTGTTTAAAGCCATTTGATGATTTAACGTATTTGGACTTCTTTGCAGGGACGGGATGGAACGCACACCCTGTTGTATTCAATGGAATATTAGCTAGTGCACCCGGTAATGAGTTTATGGATAATGTGATTCAGGAATTATACGATAAGCCCGTACCCTCCACAGAAAAGAACTGCCCGGTGCTTGATTATGCCGGATGCGACTTCCTTACAGGTGTTTATATCAAGTATGCTCAAGGAACTACCGACAAAACAGTTATATTTCCTAATCACTTTTTCTATCCTGTGCCTGCTGTTATACGGATGGACATAAGGGAAGATAACGAGGCAAGCAGAAAGATAATTGATTCATACAAGAAAAGTAATTCATATTGTGTACATTTGTGGTACTGTAGCTGGCAATAACATGGAAAGATTTATAACAGGAGAGAAATTCAGGACATTAGCGGATTATACATTTTCGCCTAATATTAAGCGTGGAGATGATTATTACCGCTTACAGGATACCTTTAATCCGGATAGCATCAAAGATGGTGATATAATCTATTCACAAACCGGATATGCTCAAGAGCTTTTAAACGAGGTGGCTAAGCTTAACAAGCACGTTATTCTGGTAACACATAATGGAGATACAAATATTAATCTCAGGCCGCCCGGCAATGTTATTAAGTGGTTTACTACTAATGTAAATATCATTCATCCCAGAGTAGAGTCAATCCCGATTGGATTAGAAAATAGTATGTGGTTCCCTGGTGTTCACAAAAAAGAAAAGATAATAGCCAGACTAAATGAACCTAAAAGACATTACAATTTGATGTACATGAGTCATAGTGTTGCTACTAATCCAGAGACTAGAGGTATGTTGTATGATATGTTTGAAGGCAAGTCATGGGTTACATCAGAGAGGGGATCTAATAGGCCGAATCTATTTGCCCAGTACTTAAATAATGTTGATCGACATAAATTCGTGATAAGTCCTGAAGGTAATGGGATGGATGTACATCGGACCTGGGAGTGCCTTCATCTAAGAACCATACCTATTGAGAAGCGGAATATTAATAATCAATTCTATACCGATCTCCCTATATGTTTTGTTTACGAATGGGAAGAGATCACCGAAGACTTTTTGAATAGTGAATATGATAGAATCACAAAACAGGACTGGAATATGGATAAGATAACTTTTGCATATTGGGAAAACAAAATATTAAATACTAAATGAAAATCATTGTCATCGGAGCTGGTATATTTGGCATAACGATAGCATTAGAGCTATCTAAGAAGCACAATATTACCCTTGTAGACAGGAATAGTAATATTATGCAAAACGCATCAATGGCAAACCATAGCAGGTTACATTTTGGATTTCATTACCCCCGCAGTAAGGCAACGGCCTTGCAATGTCTGGACGGGTATAATATGTTTCATGATTATTTTAATGATGCGATAACTTCTGATTTTGAGAACTATTACATGATTGAGAAAAACAGCAATGTCAATAGTAAGGTTTACGAGTGTTTTTGTAATGATATGGGTCTGGAATATAAAGAACAATATCCTATAATAGATATGAATTTTGATAATATCGAATCTTCTTATCTGACTAATGAGCCTATATTTGACTATTACCGAATATATCAGAGGTTATCCAGAGACATAAGAATGTCGGGTATTAAGATGATCATGAATAAAAGAATTACAAGTAAAAAGGATTTGGAGGGTTATGATGTTGTTATTAATGCTTCATATTTTAATATCAATAAGATAGATAAAATTTTAGGATTACCTCAAGATAAATTAAAACTACAGACGGTTATTATTCCGATATTCAAATACTTTAGAAAAAAGATAGGATTAACTATAATGGATGGTGATTTTTGTAGTATTATGCCAAAGGGATTTAATACTGATACGTTCTTATTATACCACGTTAAAGAGTCTGTTATTTATCAGACAGAGAGCAATACAATACCTCAGTTGTGGTACTATGGGAAGGAGATTATAAAGAATCGTTTTTTAAAAGATAATATCTATGATAGGATTGCAGCCAAATCGGTATATAAAATAGTAAAGGCATCGATGGAGTATTTCCGGTTCCTTAAAGATTGTGAGTTTGTGGATTACTGGCAGACAGTCAGAGCCTTGCCTATCAATGATGATGATGAGAGGCTAAGTGTATTTAAAACAGCAGAACAGGGGGACCAGAAAATCATATCAGTGTTATCGGGGAAAATATCAACATGTATGTTAACTGCAAACAAGATAAGTAAAATATTATGAACAGTATCTTATTTGGTAATGGCTATTGGGCTAACATCGTTAAAGAGAAAATCGGTAGATTGACAAACCTAGTAGCGGTGGTGGATTCAAAATCAGATATTGATATTCCTGATGTGGATATAGCTTTTGTCTGCTCATCAACAGCGAGTCATTATGATATAATCAAAAGGTGTTTAGATAAGAATATTAAATACTTATTCTGCACAAAGCCATTTACTGGTGATTATGAGAAAGCAAAAGAGTTGTTCAATATAGCAAAACGAAAAGATATTAGTATCTTTGTAGATAATTTGTTCTTATTTAGAAAAGAGATAACAAACATACAAGTAAAGAGTATGGATCGGATCTCTTTCTACTGGAATAAGCCAGAGATAAGAGAAAGCTTCTTTGACAGCCTACTTTATCATGATTTATATTTATTACTAGAGTGGGGCAGGTCAGATAAATGGAAGGTTACGGGTGGTCATGTATTTGATAATGGGTTGTTTTTGTCTATGAGTAATTCTTATCAAAAATGCTGTTTTGAATATCACATACAAAAGACCAATGCCCAGCAAAGTGATAAATGGATTATAATTGACAACTACACATTAGACTTATCTTGCCCTAAGAATGACCCATTAGAGGAATGTATTGTTAATATGCTTCAGGGCAATACAGACTATGATTTAAGTAAAAAGATTACATTAGATACATTGAAATTAATGAATAATATAAAAAAGCAATTATGAAAATCAATCCATATTACACACATCAAAAGTATTTAACAAAAGAGTTAAGTAAATTAGATTACAGAAAACCAGTAAGGGTATTAGAGTTTGGTATAGGTGATGGTAGCTCCTCTATCTTCTCTGATTTCACACAACGCTATTCTAATTTAGAGGCACACTCCTATGAAAGTGATTTGTCGTGGCATCATAATATGTCTAAGAAATACGCTACCAAAAACTATAACTTTCATCATGTCGATTCGTGGGATGAATTAGTAAAAGACAATAAGTCATTAACTCATATGTATGATTTGGTTTTTGTCGATACAGACCCATTTCAGTCGAGAATAGATATAATTAATCTTGTAAGGAATAATGCTAAAGTAATTATATTACATGACTTTGGTTTTTATAATAAGGGGGTGATTACTGACCTATGGAGTGTAGGTAATGGTAGTTTTTTCAAAAAGCTACTCGGAAGGGATTTTATTATGGAGCCTAATCATGAAATAGACCCCGGTACATTAGTATTAAGAAATAAAAGACTATGATTTCAGCAATGTTAGATGGTGGAATAGGGGCTAGGATGTTTCAGATAGCGACAACCTATGCTTTAGCACTCGATAATAACGATGTATGTGCCTTTGACCTGAATATGGGTTCTATCAGTCAGGATCATCTAGCTTCAGAGTACAGAGACAATATACTAAGGAACGTAAAAGACTTGCCTGCTAATTGGGTAGCTGAGTCTTATTACCCAGAGCGGAGACATGACTTTGATCCTATCCCTTACAAAAAGAATATGATGTTAAAGGGATTCTTTACTAGTGAGAAGTATTTTCAACATCGAAGGAAGGAGATAATAGAGTTATTTAAGTCTATGGAGTATTTTGATTCAAAGTACTGGAAAAATAGCGTATCACTTCATGTTCGCAGGGGTGATTATCTTGTTAATGCAAGCCATGTATGTAGTGAGGAATATTATAGGAAAGCCTTAATACATATTGATACGATAACACAAATAGATTTTATTTATGTAGTCTCAGATGATATTCCGTGGTGTAAAGAAATATTTAAAGATAAACGTATCTTTTTTATTGAAGGAGTGCCGGACTATATTGATTTTTATGCACAAACTATTTGTAGTCATAACATTATATCAAACTCGACATTTTCACGTATGGCGACATTTTTAAATGAAAATGAAGGTAAGATAGTAATTGCTCCGGCTGTATGGTTTGGTGGCAGTATGGCTCATGAGGCTTTAGATGTATTTGATAATAATTTTATATTTATATAATGAATGGAATAATTTACGACATGGATGGAGTCATTGCATTGACTGAAGATATGCACAAAAAGGCTTTTAATAAAACAATGGAGACTTATGGGGTACAGTATGAAGATATGGATTGGGGCAAGTTCATAGGGAGAGGCAATAAGGCAATTCTTACTGAAGTGTTTGCAGATTATTATATTAGTGAGAATGTACACGAATGGGTATTAAAATGGGTTGCTAATTATCAACAATTAGTAAAAACGGAAGGTGTTACCGTAGTACCCGGCTTCTTAAAGTTTGACAGGGGTCTTTTATATAAGAAAATAATAGCAACTGGGGGACTCAGGAAAAACTCTGAAATAATACTCAATTTACTTAATCTGAATTATGGTATTATATCATCTGAAGACCTTATAAACCCAAAGCCTGACCCTGAGATATTTATTAAAGCTTCTAAGTCAATAAATGTACCGTATAACGAATGTACGGTATTTGAAGATTCAATACATGGTATTAGGGCTGCAAAATCGGCAGGGATGAGAGTAGTGGCACTAACTACGACATTCACAAGAGAAGAAATAGAAGCTGAATCACCGGATCTTATCATAGATAATTTTATTAACTTTAATTATTCGTTTTTTAATAAACGTAATATAATTTACCCTCAATTTGAAGAGAGATGAAAGTTAAGTTTTATTACCCGTATGGAATCGATATAGATATTGACACCAATAAGAGTGCCGAAGTTTATATTGATTGTGTTAATTACGATCCAGTGCCTAAAGACTCAATCAGGATAGTTATTATTGAGGAGCCATTAAAAAGCCCTTATTATGACTTAATGAGAGCCAGGCGGGACTTATACACACACTTACTGACATTCCATAGTGAGATACTGGAAGAGAACCCAAAGGCTCGTAGATTCCACTGTACTAATACATGGGTAAAAGGTCACATACCAGGGGAGAAGCTTTTTAATATTTCATATATCGTAGGGGGTAAGAAAAACCCGACAATGGAAGGATATGAATTACGGCATGAGGTATGGAGAAATAGGGATAAGATAATGACTCCGAAACTGTTTTATGTAAGTGGTAATTCCGTCCATTCTCATACATTCGTTCCCTGGGATGAAGCTCATATCAATCCGCTTGTTTTAGGTGCGTTAAAAGAGCCGTTATTTGATTCAATGTTTCATATAGCTATTGAGAATACATCAATCGAAAACTACTTTACTGAAAAGGTAATCGACTGCTTCCAAACTCGAACAGTACCTATTTATTACGGGTGTAAGAACATCGGAGAGTTTTTTAATCCTGATGGTATTCTTATGGCTAATAATCTGAATGATCTGATAAATATTAGTAATCAAGTATATCCAGACTTATATGATAATATGCTTCCGGCAATGGAAGACAACTATAATAGGTCAATGGCATGGGTTGACCATGATGATCAGATAAAAACAGCAGTAACGAAAATAATTAAAGAGGAAGAATTATGAAAAAACACGCAATAATATATCTAAAGTGGGTTACTTCCCATTGTGTAGCACGAAACACATCAAGGAATAATATTTGGAGTAACTACTGGCAATTAAATGCAACAGGGGTATTGTATAGCAATGATGAGTTATATGACTATTGGGAAAAGATAAATAAATAATGGCTGATACATCATTAGAATATAGAGATAAGTTTTTAAAACGACAGCTTCAGTATGACCGTAAGTTCAGGTTAATATTTAATGATATATCTGACCAATTTTCTCGTTTAGCTAATGATCCTAATGCAAAGTTTACCAAGTCATTCCGATTTAATGGTGTTATCAATAAGAAGATCGATATTATAATAGAGTCGTTACATTCACAAACACTGGCATTAACTGAATCAGAAATTAAGAAGGCTTGGGGTTTATCGAATAGTAAAAATGATGTAATAGTAAAAGACTACCTAAAAACTATCACCGAGATAAAGACGGCACAATCAGCAGCTTATTTTATGCCTAATATCCCAGCTTTAGAAGCGTTTATATCAGGCACGCATGGGGTAGAAACACTATCATCAACTATCTGGGAATATGCAGCTCAGATGCGTGGTGAATTACAAATACATTTAGGATTAGGTCTGATGAATGGTGATTCGGCTCCGGTTATATCAAGACGGATCAGACAGTACATGAAAGACCCGGAAGCATATTTTAGGAGGGTACGAGATAAGAATGGTAAACTGGTAGCATCAAAGGCAATGAAAGCTAATGCACCCGGACAAGGTAAATATAACAGTGCTTTCAAAAATGCCATGCGTGTAGCCCGTACAAATACGAATCAGGCTTATCTTATGGCAGATCATCTACGGTGGTTACAACTTGACATGGTTATTGGGGTTAAGGTTTCCTTATCAGCCCAGCACGTAATATTTGACATTTGCGATCATCTTGCAGCGATATATCCTAAAATATTTATCTTTATAGGCTGGCATCCACAATGCCTATGTCATGCTACTGCGATACTTATGCCTAAAAGCGATTTTAACGCCTATTTAACGGGTTCAGGATCGCTTAAGGCAAAACAGATCACTAAAATGCCTGAGAACTTTAAAACGTACATGAAAGACAATTATGAACGATATGAGGGTTATAAAAGTACACCTTATTTCATACAAGACAATCAAGCAGTAATTAATAATATAGTAAAATGATCTATTCCGCTTTAGAATACTCAAAGATATTCCGCTTTTGTGGGGATTTTGTATCTGCAATGACTATAAAGAGACGATGCAAGAACGGATTACTTAAGCCGGGACACGTAGCAACAAAACTACCTGGTAAAACTGGTGGGTGGATTATTGAAGTGCCGGATAGGCCTATTCAGCCTATCATAAAGGACAAAAAGTCATCTATGAGTACAGGAAGTTTTCATTGGTAGAAAAAACCCCTTATTTCTAAGGGGTATTCCAAAAAACGGACTATTACTATTATTTATTTTCTTCAATAGGTGGATTATCAAAAGCCTTTGCTTCGACAATTCTTAACTCTACCTTTCTGACATTACCAGATAGTGACTGTTCGAGTTCTGCTCTCTTTATCTCGAGTGCATAAGTTCTATTCATACCATCAAGGGCGTGGGATGCCTGCTCTGCTTTTTCGATTGTTACTTCGTCACCCATTATTTTCTCGTAAAGATCAGAATATGAATGATAAATTGATTTCTGATTAACTGGCTTCATTACTTTCATCTTTTTTGGTTTTTAGTAAACGTTTAATTCTTATTTGTTCTCTATATGATTCTATTAAGTCTGTAGGAGGAATTTTAATATTAAATCTTACTTTTAACTGTGACTTAATATATGAATCCACTAATTTCTCTACACGCTCCTTATTTCTTTTGTTATAATAATCTTTATGTAATTCATAATATTCTTTTGCCCGCTTACCGATTTCCTCTTTATACAATCTATAATATTCTTTTAGATATTCTCTAAGACGATATTTATTAAATTTTTGATATTCTTTCTGATATTCTGCAATAATATCTTTATGTAATTTACGATATTCTTTTTGCCATTCTGTAATATGATCTCTATGTAATTCATGATATTTTTTGCCATTCTCCTTATGGCGCTCTTTATTCGATTCGTAATATTCTTTACGTTTTTCTTTATGATATTCTTTATTTAATTCATAATATTTTTTACTATTTTCTTTAAGACGATCTCTGTTTAATTCACGATATTCCTTATGATATTTTTTGCTATGTTCTTTGTGTGATTCACGCCATTTTTTATTATGTTCTTTATAATAATCTTTATTATTTTGATAGCGTTCTTTTCTTTCCTCTATAAGATGGCCTTTATTTAATTTTTGATATTCTTTCTGATATTCCTTAAAGCATTTTTTGCATGTATGTAAATACCCATACAAAGATCTTTTGTTTTTCCAAAACTCCTCAATCTCTTTCTCTTCTCCGCACTTTTTACAAATTCGTTTCATTGGGTTTAATAAATAATTTCAACAAATATAATAAATGATTTATTAAGAAAACATGATAAAAGCCATGTTTAGTGTTTTAATTTAAACAAAGGTAAACAAAATAATTTTATTAACAAATATATTGTATTTACATTTGTATTATACAATATAATATCCATATATGAAAGACAAAATTATTGCGTTCCTGAAATCGAAATTAACCGGGGTCAGTGAATCATTTTTATCAGGGGTTGCTGAAACATTCAGTAAAACCGTAAAAGAAGAAAAAGACATTGAGACCACATTCACAGATGGGATCATAGAAACACTCAAGTACTCTGCAACACAACTTCAAGTCGAAGGCGACCGCAGGGCTACCGAAGCTCAAAAGACAGCTTTAAAGAATTACCAGGAAAAGTACGGACTCAACGAAGATGGCACTCCAATAAAGAAGGTTATCAAACCAGAGGACATTAAACCTGATCCGAACGAGCCAGCATGGTTTACTGCTTACAAAAAAGAACAAACCGAATCACTTAATGGACTCAAATCGGAATTTGAAACACAGAAGAAGGAAAAGACTTCAGCGACCTTATCTAAAAGGGTAAGAGAACATGAAAAACTGAAGGATATTCCAGCATCCTATTTTAAAGGGCGTAATCTGACACCAAAATCAGAGGACGAAATCGATCAACTAGTGACATCTATTGAAACCGATTATAATGGTTTTAAACAAGAGATGGCAGAAAAGGGGGTTATTCTTAATACTCCACCAGCGGGAGGTGGCCAGACAGATGACAAGTCAACTATTAAAGACTATCTGGATGAAAAGTTCTCGGAAGAATCTAAATAATAAAAACGAATAATTATGCAAGTAACATCAACAACAGATACCGAAAGGAATTTAGCCGTTGAGCTGATTCTTGAGGATATTCCGGGAGGAGGGGTAGTCGAAAATGATGACTTCCCTACATCGTCCAGTGGAATGAAAGCTGGTGCATTGTTAGGTAAGGCTTCCGATGGGATCTATCACCTTACAAAGACCGCAATGGTAAACGTTGCACTATCAACAGACGACTCAGATGTGATAGTCCACAACAATCATGAATTTATAGTGGGCGACTATTTAACAATTCCATCACTGGCATCATCGGGAGTAATAATCACCGCCATTGCTGCATCTGGAGCAGGTCTCGACTTAATTACAGCTACATGGGAAGGACCAGACGTTGCAGCAAGTGGGCTTCTAGTAGCTGGCTCCGGCATTGGAGCTTGTCCAATGAAATATCCTCCAACTGTTATATCATCTAATTCATTTAGTTTAGATGATGATAATACAGGTTGCGGACTTATGGTTCGTGGTAGAGTTGTTAAGAGTCTACAGCCATATTATACGGATGCAACTCTTAGAGCATTGTTTCCTTTAGTTCGTTTTGTATAACTATTAAAAACTAGAAAGAATGGAAAGATCAATTTTGAAAGATAGTTTTAACAAAGCAGACATGGAAGCTTATGTTAACCGTAGAAGGGAACAATTCCTAAAAAAGAATTTTTGGGCTAAGTTTTTCCCTTTGAAGTACACTACCCAATTAACTTGGGAATCTCTTACCGGATCAGGAGGTAATCCTGTTATGGCTGATGTAATTGAATACAACGCATCGGCTCCTTTAAAGACTCGTAGAGTAGTCACCAAAACAACTGGTGATATTCCTAAGATAGCTCTGAAAAGGCAAATGGATGAGAAAGATTATAATGAGTATAATACTATTAAAGCATTATCCAGAGGTGGTGATCGCAATGCCATACTTGATATTGTATTTAATGATATTGACTTCTGTTATACAGGAGTTATGGCCAGAACTGAATATCTTGCAATGCAGGCACTTAGTTATGGAGTAATCTCATTAACAACCTCTAATAACAATGGTATTGTAACTGAGGTGGATTGTGATTTTGGCATACCTTCTGCAAATAAGACAGCCGTTACACTTCAGTGGTCACAGGCTTCCGGTGCTACCCCATTAACAGACATTAGGACTGTGGTAGATGATGCCGTTGCTTCAGGTTATCCTCTTGAATATATGCTAATGGACAGAACGGCCTTTGGAGAGCTTAGTGCAAATACTCAAGTGAAAAATGAATTTTCAGCACTTCGTAATACTGATGTAACAGATGCAGAGCCAACAATAGTTGAGTTGAATAAAATACTCAAGTCCCGGCTCTTACCTGAGATCATCATGATTGACTCACAGACAAGGTTTGAGAATACCGAACACAGCATGAGTAACATCACTCCTTGGAAAGCTGGTTATGTAACCTTTATTCCTCAAATGAAGATAGGTAATATCCTTCATGGACCAATCGCTGAAGAGACAAGTGCAGCAGTTAGTAAAATAGCGACTCAGGTGAAAAGGGATCATGTGTTCATCTCTAAATGGTCCGAGCTGGAACCGTTCGGAGAGTTTACAAAAGGGCAGGCTAATGCCTTCCCCCGGTTTACCGATGTGGATAATATATTTATCCTTAAAGTCGATGCAACATCCTGGGCATAAAAATTTAAGGGAGTGGGATAACCTGCTCCCTTTTAATAAAATGATATGACAAATCTTGAGGCAATAAAAGCCAAATTAAACTATCCTTTGTCAGATAATTCATTTATAGTTGCATTACAGGACAGGGGCGTTACTTCGGCAGGTGTTTATACAGGTGGGGAGTCGTTTGATTTGGCTTATGCTGATGCGATTAATACACTTGTAACAGCTCCAGATACTACGGAAGGGGGGTTCTCTATTAGCTTGGCTGATAAGGCACAACTTTTAAGATTAGCAGATGGAATTTATACTAAGTATAGTATATCTAATCCAATTACTACAAGTTCTTTGAAACAGAAAGCAACCTTTGTACAACGATTTTGATGAATCAATATCCTGACAGCATAGTAATAACTACTTCAGCATCCGCTTCACAGAACGCAAGCGGTGTATGGACCACAGGGGCAACAGGCTCTTATAGTCTTGATTGTAGGGCTGAAGTGAACGGGGCGGGCAAAAGGATAGCATCTTCGGACGGTGCGCTAGTTGATTACTCATTCCAGGTGTTTTTACCTGTTATGACAACTGTTATACCTCCGGACTCAGACTTTGTACTTACTGCCTTATCTAATGGCACTATATCAGGCAAGGTAAAGAGATCATCTAATGGACAACTAAACTCACGGATATGGCTTTAAAGAGTAATTTCGATGAAGCAAAATCAATGAGGGATGTTGAGAAACAGTCTGATAATCTCCATACTAAGATCCTTAACTCGTTTATAAGAGCGGGTGAAGAGTTTGTTACTAATGCCAGAGGTCAGGGACAGAGTCATGAGATGGGACAATACAAGGATCAGACAACAAACCTTCGTAACTCGATAGCTTATTATACTTTTTACAACGGTAAGTTAGTGCATAGGAATGAAAAAGGTAATGCTAATGTAAATATGCAGGAGATAAGTGGCTTGGTTAAGCCTAAAGGGTATCAGACAATAGGTATTGCAGGACAGAATTATGCTTCTCATGTTGAGTCAAAAGGATATAATGTTATCTCTTACCAAGCAGATATTTTTATGGTAGACTTAACAGTGTATCTGGAAAAGCTTGAAGTAGTTAGTAAAGGAACCGCAGCACGAATGGAAGAAACATTATGAGCGATTACAAGACAACGGATTTTGTCATAGACAGTGTTTATTCTTTATTAGGATCAATAACGGTTCCTAAGTATCGAAAAACAAAACCATCGAAGTCAACCGCTGAGGAGTATGTTGTTATTAATTCGCTTCCTATAAATGCTGCTGTGATGCAGAAGTGTTATGTCAATGTTAATTATCACGTTAAAGACATAGACGGCGGTACAAGCACTGGATTAACGCCTGATGATACTAAACTATCAGCCGGGACAGCACTTGTATTAGCAGCACTAGAAAAGGTTACTACGACACTTTATCTGATTGACTTTGAAGGTCAGGAAACAATAAGAGAGGAACAATTAGGGGAACATTATTCAAATTTACGATTTAGTTTTAAAAATATTAACAATTAAAAGGAAAAAATATGTCAGTATTACTATTCGGAGTAAAATCCGTAAAATATGGAACAGCCGCAACGGGTAGCAATATGCCCTCCGGTGCAGCTCTGACTTCATTGCCAAACACTGTAAAAGGCACTGTAAGTATTGAGGAAGGTCCAGGAACCACTACAAAGTTTTGGGTAGATCAAAAATCTACACCAGTTAAGATCATCAAGACAGAAGAAGGTGAAGTAACTGCTTCGATGCAATTTTATGACCTAACTTTTGCAACAGTGGCAGCACTTAAGGGAGGTGTAGGTAATGCTTCAGGTTATACTCCGGCAACCGGATTTAATTTGATTGAATTGGCTCTTGAGATTGAGACAGACTCAAATCATAAGTTCCAGTTCTATAATGCACATATAGAAACACACCTAACAGGGGGTGGCGCTCGTGATAGCTTATTTGCTATGGAGATGAACGCAATGCCACAGTTAACAGCAGACGAAACAGGTAGCTGGAAGATTGATGCACTGGGAGCTATATAAGCCTTATGAAAAAGGAGGTTTCAAATATTATTCTTCAGCAACATGGGCCGGGTGATTGTTTTACTTTAAAATGGGGTTGGTTTACTTTTCATTTAAGTATTAAGCCTATTACTGCCCGTCAATTGATTGGTATTAGTGGTGAACTTAGCCAATTAAAAGATATTGATAAGGAAAGGGAAATGTTCCCAATGTTAATGGATAATAGCTCTGATTTAGTTCATATCTCAAATGCTATTGCTATAGCTACCGGGGCCAAGTGGAGAAGGGTTATTGCACGTGCTATATTAAAGTTAGATTTAAAAGACATACAGACACTCTTTAATTTAGTGCATAAACAATCTGACCCTTCACCTTTTTTTTTTATTATCATATTGGCGAAGGGCAGCATGAACCTATTGGAGAAGAAAAAGGAGTAGCTAAAGGTGGTGATTCAATCTTCGGTAGAATTGCATTGATGCGTGTGAAATTAGGATTAACAGATACAGAGTTAATGAACACCAGTTGGATTGCATTAAATTTAGAGATGGTTGATTACCCATATTTTGATTATTCCGGGAAAAAGGTTGTTAGGGGTAAAGAAGCAAAAGATGCACTTCAGAAATACATAAAATGACATGGCCAGTATACAATTTTCAGCAGACCTAGATACTTCCAAACTTGAAAAAGGGATCAAGCAGTCAAACAAAACAGTAAAAGACTGGTCTAAGAATGTCGAAAGGGCTAGTGGTAAGGCCGATCAGTCATTTAAAAACTTAGGATCATCTCTAAAATCTACTATTAACGAGCAAAAAAGTTATGTCAAAGGGCTGACTAATGAGATTAGAGAGATGCAAAAGGCTTTCGACAAAGCTACAGGAGGCTCTAAAAAATCAAAATTAGGTGCAGAGTTAGGTCAGGCTAAAAGAAGACTAAAGGAGGCTACCGGAGAACTAATCGGTATGCAGGAAGAGCAGATTGCAGTAAACAATAAAGAGATTGAAAGTACTAAAGGGCTAACAGATCAGGTTAAGGATTGGGCATTAAAACTTGGCGGTGTTGCTCTTGCTTATAAGTTAGTCAAAGAGGCCATAGGGAAACTTACTACTGCTATTAATACTTTTAATATTGCAGGTGCTGTGATGCAACAGGTGATGTATAATATAGTCACTGGTGCGCAGAGCTGGACTGCCGGGATACAAAATGCAATTAAGGCACAAAAAAGATTAAACGAACTTCGATTTGAAGAGAAGATATATGCAAAAGGAGCTTTAGAGGAAACAATAAAGTACGATAAAGCACTTTCGGCTGCTCACGATCAGTTATTAACGGCAACGGAAAGGGTAGAGGCTTATGATGCTGCATTAGAACATTTAGAGAATGTTAATAAACTCCGCAAAAAATCAGTACAGGATGAGATTGATGCACTAACAGAGTCAAGAGAATTTCAAAAAGGAGATGAAAAAACTGTTTTAAAAATAGCAGATTTAAAACTTAAATTATTACAGTTAGATCACAGGTTATGGGCAGGGCAAAGAGAGATGGTATCAATGCGTTCTGGGATAGTAAAAACTGAAGAAAGAAATACAAAAAAGGCTTTAGACGACAAAAAGAAAACAGTAATTGAGGCTGCAAAGATTGAGAATAAGATTAAGAAAGAGCAGGACTTATTAACTAAGGCAGTTGAGGCAGGTAATGAGGCTGAGATAAAAGCTATTGCAAAAAGGCTTGTAGAGCTGCAAAAAGAACTCGTAATAAGACAAAAGATAGCAAGTATAGCTATTGGGGAGGCAATAACAAGGGAAACTCCAATATCGAAGATAACAGGAATAAAAACACCTACATTATTACCAGGCGGATTAAAAACAACATCTAAGTTATCAGGGAAGCCTTCAATGGCAAGAAAGGCATTAACCGAAGAAGAGAAAAGGGTGCTTGAAGAACAATTAGAATTAAGAAATAAAATAGTAACTGCTGCTGGTGATTTGGTTTATAAGATTGGGGAACAGATTGGATTAGATGAAGATCAGCAACAGACATTAGAAGGACAACTTAATACAATAGATCAGATTACTTCAGGAAACTACTTAGGAGCTGCTACAAGCTTTTTAAGTACACTTATGGAGATGATACCAAAAGAAGCTGATAAGTTTGCAGGACAGATCGAAGATATTAATAAATTACTTGAAGAACATCAAAGATTAATCGCAATATCAGAACGTAAAGGCGGGGGAGAAGAAGCTAGGCGGAATGAATTAAATGATCTTGAAAAAAAATTAGCAACACAACAAGCAGCATTAAAAAAAGCAGAAGATGAATTAACTCATGGATGGAGTTGGTGGCGAACCGAAAAAGGAATGAAAGAAGCTGCTGCTGCTGCTGAACGATTAACTGATGAAATATTAGATACAAATATTGCGATTGAAGATGCGCAACAGTCATTAGATGATTTTCTGTCTGGAGACATTACCGAAAACACTATTGCTTCAGCTATTGCTCAAGGATTTCAAGAAGGGAAAACCAGTGTAGATGATTTTGCCGGTTATATGAATGATATTTTGCTTGATGCTGTTATGAATGTATTTAAGTCGCAATATCTTCTTCCTTTGATAGATCAATATTTTATGCCTGCACTTGGTACATTTCTTGCAGATGGGACATTAGATCCTGATGAAATCGCTGATCTTAATGAGAGGATTGGATATATAGGCGATATGGCACAACCATATTTTGATGCTCTTACTGGAGGACTTGATCTTGGTGGCGACTCTATTAATCAGGGATTAACCGGGCAGATACAGAGAAGCATAACCGAAGAGACTGGAACCGAACTAGCTGGATTATTCAGAAGGTTTGCAGATGACCAAAGAGTAGCAAAAGATTATTCCATATTAGGTGTAACACATCTTGTGGGAATTGAAGCAAATACCGCACAGACAGTAACAGAATTACAGAACGCAGTAATAGAATTACAAGCAATAAATATTAATACAAAAGGGGTTAATGTAGTGGATTTATAGATATGGCACACACTCTAAATAATATTGCACTCAGCACATACGGACTTACAGCAGGTCACGCACCGGCAAGCAATGTGAGTATGGAGGGGGTGTTCGATATGCCTAAAAGAACCGGAACGACATTTAAAGACTGGGATGACTCGGATAGTGTGGAGCCTTGGGTTTTAGCTGATGAGCTGTTTTTCGCAGGAAGGGATATTGTTTTCTCCGGATCGATACAGGGTACAGTATCAGGGATGAATGGTTATCTGGAAAGCTTTTATGATGCTATCAATGCAGCAATAGGACTGAGTACATTAGTTACTCCATACAATAGTGCATCCGGTTATGTTAAATCTGTTATCCCTCAATACATGGATGGCGGGTGTTCGGTTGAAATGACCTTCCGTGAGCCAGTTGTTTCTTTAGTAGGCTCATTACCAGCAACAGGATCGAGTGCTAATATGATTGATTCGATTCCATTTTTATCATTCGGATTATACTTATCAAAAGCAGAGGCATTACATGAACTAGCAGAACCTAAAGAACAATACTTCACTAAATACGGTGCAGAGGGTTATCAAATAGTAAAGAGAAAAAATAAAACACTAGAGATAAGAGGTTTTGTAATTGGTACTTCGTTATCAGATTTCACAACTAAAGTACAGGCTCTTTATAAGGCTTTCTCATCAGCAGGGACCAGGACAATAGTATTAGATACCACAACGACAGTAACTTGTTTTGCAATAGAAGGATTTAGGATTAGTAATATTATTTTATATGATACGGGCATGATTGGGAGGTTTAATATTAGTTTGATAATTATATGACAACAATAGACATATATCGTGGGTCTAGCGCAATAGAATCGATTGAGATCGATAATAAAACTGTCTTTAGTAAGAAGCTCCAGGGAGATCAGAAGATAACCACTGAGTTTATTCATAAGGGTGCTTCCGGTCTTGATGTTACTATTGGTGATTATATATCTTATCCTGCCTCTGGGGAGCATTATACTATTAACCGATTGCCAAGTGTAGTTAAAATCAATGATTCAACCTTTAAGTATAATATAACCTTTGAGGCTACCCGATATAATTTGGCTAAGAAATTACTCGTATCTTCTGATGAGGTGACAGACTTTAGTTATAACGGTTCTCCTTCAGATCATCTTACCCGGATATTGGCTAATATAAATGTAATTGATCCCACATGGACGGCAGGGGCTAGTAACTCCACTGGAACAGACAAAACTATACAATATATAAACGAGTCTTGTATGTCTGCACTAAGCAAGGTATCAGATGCGTGGGATATGGAGTTTGATATTAACGACAGGGTTATCACTTTGCAGGATGCTATCAATGGAGCTTCTGGTTATAGCTTTCAATATGGTCAGGCTTCGGGGTTGTATAAGCTTGAACGGCAACAAGTATCTAATCAGAATATAATAACAAGGTGTTACGGTTATGGAGGTACAAAGAACATACCAGCTACGTATCGTGCGCCATCAGGAGGCACTAAGAGATTAATCTTTGCAGCTTCGGGAGTTGGTTACTTACAAGACTCTGCAGCAACGGGTTCTTATGGTGTTATAGAGGCCCAATATACAGATGATACTATCTACCCACAACGCACTGCTCCGCTGACGGGAGTGGTTTATGCTGCTTCTGGTACGGGTGCATGGGATACCGATACAGACTATGTAGTCGATTCGGCAATAGATTTTGATGTGAATAGTTATACCATCGAAGGACAGACAGCTACAATAGTATTCAAGTCAGGTGATCTAAATGGTATTGAGTGTGAGATATGGAAATACGTTGATGCTACAAAGCGGTTTTATATAACTCCTTTTAAAGATACAGACGGAGCTATACGTCCTAACTCGGTTAATTATCCTAGCTCTGGTGATAGTTATACTATTACTAATATATCAATGCCCGATACTTATGTTACTACAGCAGAAACGACACTACAGGGGGCTACACAGACATTTTTAGATCAGAACAAGACTCCCCAGGTTGTTTACTCTTTAGATATTGATCCTAAGTATGCAAAAGACAATACCATTGATCTCTCTGTAGGTGATAAGGTAACACTGATAGATACTGATTTAAGTATTAATTCATTGATAAGAATTTCATCTATTGAATTTCCTTTAACTAATGCCTATAAGATAAAAGCTACTATAGCAGACTTTGTACCCTATACCTTAAATGAAAGGGTTGTTAAGACTACAATAGCAAATATAAGAGATACTACCATAGTTGATAAAGACAATAGGGAATTAACAAGAAGGCTTAAGGTTAGCCAGACAACAACTGATTCAGATTTAAGCTTATATGCTAAACTTGCCAGTCCGCACTTTACAGGCAAGGTGGGAATTAATACTGTGGCTGGTGTAGATTTACATATTTCATCTGCGGATTATGTTTTGCTTCCTATGGCAAAAATTGCAGGTACAGTTAATGGATCAGCAGAACTACAATTAGAAAGATACTCTGTTGGAAGAACAAATGGTATTGTTTTATCTGACAATAATGTAACTAAGTGGTTCTTTGGTCAATATTATGATGGCGGTGGAGGTCAATATAATTTAGGTCTTGGGACTACTAATTTAGCAGCCAATCAAATAGTGGTTATTACGCCAGCAGGGAATATAGGGGCTGGAACAGATACTCCTTACTCAAATACGACATATAGAGGATTTACGCTTAAGGGTAGTGGGGTAGATACGGGTGGAATGTATGAATCAGTCACAAGTGATGCTTCTAAAAAAGTTATACTATTTGCTAATAATTTAGGGGGTAATTTAAGAACAGAAACAAGTCATCCTCTTTATTTAGGAACACATGCAGTTACTAGGGTGGAGATAGGAACTACTGGGGAGGTTAAAGAACCTAGTTTTGTAGATGGGTGGACTATTAATGGTGGTCAGAATTGGCATATAACAGCAGCCGGAGATTGTACGTTTGAGAACATGCTTATTAGGGGTGCTGCTCGATTCCGTGAGTTAATAATAGATCAGCTTTCAGTTATAGGAGGTAGTACTTTGCAATCAGTCGCAAGGGGTAAGATAGAAAGCATAGATGTTCCAAATTCAAAGGTAACATTAGAAGATTTTTATGGTTATGGAGTAACACAATTTGCAGATGATGATTTCTTTTGGAGTAAGAATATAGATATAGATGGAGCTACATTTAGTGATAATAGAGGACAGGTATCTGCTGCCACTGGGTTGGAATTAACTCTTGATTTTACTGTTGATGGGAATAATGGAGCAATAGGAGATTTCGCAGTAGGTGATGTTATCGTACAACGGGGTCACCCGACAAATGTAGATCGGCAATCTCTTATTTATACAACGGTATCAGACCCAAGTAATCCATTTAGAAAAATAATGACAGAAGTGGATAGCTTGGCATCTTTTGGCACTTTAGCTAAAATAAAACTACAAGATGGCAATTTGGCAAGTTTAGGGGGTCATGATATTGTACCCGCCAGTGGTGGGTTTGGATTATATTCTAATAATGTATATCTATCCGGATTAATACAAGCTTCATCAGGTTCGATAGGGGGATGGAATATAAGTGATAATTCTATATACACAGGAACAGAATATACATCATTAGTAGGTGGTTATGCTGCTAGTGGTATTACTATTAAATCTAATGGTTCTATTCATGGAGAGAATTTTTATTTTTCAGATGATGGATCATTAGGATTATTAGAATCACAACCACACTGGATACCGAAGATAACTGGAACTACTTTACGCAATTCAATAGACACTGAGTATACCACAGATATAACTTCATATACCCAATTTTTAGGTATGACCGTTCCTAATGGATTAAAGGGTCAATACACTATTAAATTTGATATACATTCTGAAATATTAGGGAAGACTGTTTATGGAAGAGTGTATCTTAATAATGCTGTTTTTGGAGCGGAACAATCTACGTCTACAACATCATGGACAACAATGAGTGCTGTATTTACTCATGATTGTGATGCTGGTGATGAAATACAACTATGGCTTAAAGCAGATTCATCAAGCGATGTTTATTCGAGAAATTTTAGAATATATTATGATGATGGTGTAGTTGCTGATATTGCAGTAGCATCCAGTCAATCTTTTCCTAAATAAAAAAAACTATGAAATTAAACGTATTAGAACGGATTACTTTATTAAAAATAATACCTATACCGAAAGAAGGTAATAGGATGGCTTTCAAGATGATTTATGATTTTATAGGTGAGCTATCTTTTTCAGATCAAGACTATAAAGACTTTGGGATAATTGAGAAGGACAATAAAATAAAGTGGGCAAACTCTGAAAATAAAGAGATTGAGATAGGAGATAAGCTACTTGAGATTATACAGGGGGTATTAAAAGAGATTGAAAAAGCTGAAAAACTGGATAATGATTTATACTTCTTACATGAAAGATTTGTGGTAAATAATGTTTAACTTTACATGATATGGCAACTACAATAAACATACGGAGGGGGAACCCGTACAATGCAAAATTGACATTTTCAAATGAAGATGGAGACGCTTATAATTTGACGGATAAGACTGTATTTTTTACTGTTAAGAAGTCAACTGATAATACTACTGATGATGATTTGGCCGTGATTGAAAAAGATATAACCACTCATACAAGTGCCAGCGGAGGAATTACAGCACTAGCATTAACGGCAGCACAAACTAATATCGTTGTGGGAGATTATAAATGGGACGTGCGGGTGTATTCTGCATCTCCATTAATTCAAATGAATACCGAATCGGGTATTTGTAATATTGTTGAAATAACTACTAAAAGAATAACGTGATGGCAGACGAAATAAATGTAACAATCGAAGGAACTGGGGGTGTATATTCCCATCCAGAATTAACTAATCTGGACTTTGCTTCGGCAGGACACACAGGTGTATTACCAATGAACGGTAATCAAATTAATGATTTAGCTTCTGGCACGGCCTCTGGTGATGCGGTTAATCTCGGACAGATATTAAGTTCACCCGATATTGTTCGAATAGATCAATCTTCACCCCAAACAATAGTTAGTGGATTCCCTTTGTATGCAGAGGATCATGTAGCTTTTACCGATGAGCATCAATTAGTGGATAAAGAATATGTTGATAATTCTTTAGTATCAATAGGGACAAGATTTTATATGTTAGATGCTGAAGATGCTACCGTATCAGGATATAAACAAACATCAATTACTGCTAGTGATTTATCGGAGGCTTCTGGCTTTGCTTCGGTTAATGCAGTAGCTGATACTTTAATAGATGAATGGATCTCTCCGTCAGATATGACATGGAGTACATTAGATTCGGGAGTTTATGACTTAAATGTATTTGCTGAAAAGACAGGCGGGAATAGAAAGGTTAGGGTATTTTGGAAATTCTATGAAAGGAAATCAGATAATAGTGAGGTGTTAATCACTACATCTAACCTATCAGATATTATTACAACCAAAGCACGAACAAGGATATATTCATCATTATCATCTGATTATACACCATCGGTAGGATCTCGTCTTGTAGGAAAGGTTTACTTTAATACTGTATCTGGAAGCCAGAATACAACTTGTGTTATTTATTATCGAGGAGATGATGATAGTCACTGGCAGATACCTCTTAGTACTTCTTTTTTAGATGATAATTATGGAAGAAAATATGCTGTTCAAACTACTGACTTCGCTATCCCATTGGCAATAGATGTATCTACATATAAGGACTGGAAATGTGGCAACGCCTCAGGAGATACGACACTTAATATTACAGGTCAGTCAGACGGGGAGGCTGGTATGATTGAGATATATAACTCCGCTTCCGGAACGCTTACTGTAGGGACGATGTTCACAAAGCTATTCGGAGGGGGTACTGTCGATACGGCTGCCAGTGGTGATAATTTAATAGCATGGACAAAATCAGGTGATGACATTTTATATTCAATCTCAAATATTTCTTAAATAATTAGTTATTTTTATATTATGAAAATAAGCGGTATATATAAAATTCAATCAGTAATAAAATCCGAACGCATTTATATAGGTTCTGCTGTTAATATTCAAAAACGATGGAATGCTCATCTCTGGCACTTACGGAATAATAAACATCATACATCAAAACTCCAAAGGCACTTTAATAAATATGGCGAATCCGATTTAATGTTTTCGATTCTGACAATTTGTTTAATAAAGGAATTAATAAATACTGAACAATTTTATTTAGATTCGCATAAGACATATTTTAATACTTGCAAAGTAGCAGGAAGTACTTTAGGGATAAAGGCATCTTCAGAAACTATTGCAAAATTAAGGATTACTGCAAAGGGAAATAAGGGAAGAAAAGGTATTTCACTAACAAAAGAGCACAAAAGGAAAATATCAACATCTATGATGGGAGAAAAGAATCCGATGTACGGGAAGCCATCTCCCATGAAAGGTAAAAAAGGGCATCCATCTCCAACTAAAGGGATGAAAGGTATTTATTCTGAAGAGACACTCGCAAAAATGAGAATCTCAAGTCAAAAAGCATGGGTTAATAGAAGATTAAAAATTGCATGATAGAATGAAAAAAGAACAATTCATAAAAAATTGGATAGGTCGTTTAGATTGGAGTAGTTACTGGTCTTCACTAATCTCAGCAACGGTAGAAGATGCAGCACCAACAAAGGTAGTGATGACCTTTTCACATGCTAACACTTCATTGGTAGCTTCTGATTTTACTGTTGCCGGAAAAATAGTTACGCTACTTGAAAGAGATATTACAAATAAGATATTAACAATTACTGTTAGTGTTGCTTTCGTTTATGGTGATACGCCTGTTATTACTTTTGGCAAAACAGGAGAAACGTCCAATGTGACTAATTATATTATAGGAGCAGGGCAGGTATTCAATGGCATAGATGAGTATGCTTATATATCTGATAATGGTGCATTGGATATAAATCAGGCAAGTACAGACTTTTGTTTAAGTGGAATTATAAAAACAGGTGCAGTAATATCTACTCTCCAATGGATAATTGGAAAGAATATTAATTCAGGTCCTCCGGGAAGGTATGGATTTTATATAAATACAGGTATATTGAGATTTTTTATTGAAACGACTACAAATTCCTATGTAATACAAGATAATTTAGTTCTTGCAATAAATACGGAATATTATGTTTTAGGCAGAATAGACTTAACTAATTCAAAAATATATTTTTACATAGACGGAGTATTGCAAAATGTAGGAGGAACAGATTTTACAGGTACTATTTCTACATTAGATAATAAATTTCCCTTTATATTAGGGGTGGGTATTAATACTAACGGAACAACTCCTTACAATTATTTTGGTGGCACATTAAGGGACGTTAGGATTTATCATAAAGATATAATCGCACAAATTGCAGATTTAATGCTAAATAAAAAATTAGGTAATGAGGTGGCTTGGTGGAATCTTCCAACGCTTACAGGATTTGATGAAACGTCTTATGATTTAACAGGAGTAAATATATAGACTATGGAATTTATAAAACTAATAAAGCCGCTTGAATACAGAGTTGATACAAATCATTTAATAAAATCTGTATTGAAGGATGAAAAAGGAGTCTCACTCTTAAGAAGTGATTTAATTCCGAGGATAAAAGATAAAACGATTAAAGATAATCTTTTAAAAATAACGAATAAAAACGAGGTCAGACATTTACCGAAACTTGGTGAATTGATTACTAAAGATGTTTTATATATTTCTGAATATGGATTAATAAAATGTATTGCAACAACTATATTAAGTAAACCTCCGATTAGTTTAAAATCAGCGTTTTCGGGTTTAACAGATTTTCCAGAAGATGAAATAATAAAGGAGATTGAACCTATTATAAAACTAACAAAGTGAAAAAGCTATTACTAATATTATTTGTCTTTCTTACTTTGAATAGCTATTCTCATTGGCAGGGGTGTATTTTTAACAGTTGGAATAGCAATACCTATTAATGAATTAAAGCGATAGTGGTTAAGGTATACGTATAACTATTATTTTTATAAGTAGTTAAAACACAGTAAATAATAAATTAGTGGAGTTGAAGAATAAATAGGGATAGAATAAAGAACTTTAAATAACATACTCCCATGAGCGAAAGAGAAGATTTGTTTTTTACAAGAGCTGAGAAGGCTTTAGAAGCTTTAGAGAAAACTAAGGTGTGGTATAAATCTGCTGCAATGGCTTTCGCTGTATCTTTTCTCGTTTGTGTATCTGGTGCTGGTGCTTTAGGCTATAGAGTAGGGAGGCTTGAATCTGACATGGACGAACTGGCTACTAAAAAATCAGTTGTAATGTTAAATGACAATAACGAGGCTTTTATGGATGCGGTTAGCTGTCTTATAGCAGATAAATACCAAGAGGCTTATGATGGGTTTAAAGCCAGATATAAAATAATGAACGCTAATATTTTCGAGTTCACAACCGAGAGGGGAGGTAAAGAATGAAGTGTATAATGAGCCGTAAGTATGGCATCAAAGAAACTCAATCCGTCTTTATGGTAATGGATGGTATTGATAAGTATTTTGAATGTGTAACTATTGAGCTTCCAAGAGTAGTTATTCCTTATCGGGTTAATGCTCATAATGTAGATTGTATTCCGGAAGGTATTTATCCAGTTAAAAAGATTATCAGTCCAACAAAAGGAAAGTGTTTCTTATTGGAAGACGTACCAGACAGATTCGCAGTTGAAATTCATATAGGGAACTTTGTAGCTGGTAAGAAAGTAGATTCTCAGGGATGTATTTTACCAGGTATGTATTTTGAAGACATTAATGAAGATGGGAACATTGATGTTTGTGATAGCACAAAAGCATTAACTACATTATGGAATATCCTTCCCGACAATTTTAAGCTTCATATATTATGAAAATAAGCACCATGTTTAAAATATATATGTTCATCAAAGGGATTCCAAAACACATTAAATTCTTTTGTATACACTGGCTGCCAATGATTTTAATTACTGCATCCATTATTCTTTTATGTTTTATAAAATATATATTATGAAATTTGAAATTACATTAACAGCATCAAAAATATTAGCTTTTTTACTTGTGATAGCAGGATGGTGTATGGGTGAAACTGCTTTTATGTTTGCAGTACCATTTGCTTCAGGACTTGTTCTAGGGAAACAGTATTTTGATAAAACCAATAAATAGAAATCATGCCAAAAGGAAAACCAAGAAGAGACGGATCAGGACGAGGGACAGGAAACACCGGCCGGGGAGGTTGTGCAAATCCAAGAGGGACCAGACAAGGGAGGAATAGATGAAAAACATTAAGCTATATTTTTACGGAATAATCGCAATATTCTTTATCGGTGCGGTTGTTATGGCGAATGTCTATAAGAACAAATACGAGCGTGAACAAATCAATTCATTAAGACTGTCCCAGAACAACCTTCAATTAATGTCATCTGAACGCACTAATACGAACCTATTAATGACAAAGGATGAGCTTATATCTACTATGTCAACTGAATTAGATAGTGCCTTAAAGCGTCTCTCTATACCCTTAAAGACCATAACAAAGATAGTCGAGAAGGAAGTTATCATACATGACACCACAATCAAAACAGTATTTGTTCAGTCATCCGGTAAAGATGAATGGGTAATTAATGATTCTGATAAGTGCTGGAACTGGTCCGGAGTAGCTAATTTGATAGCCGATTCATTGAATGTCAAACGTACCGAATTTAATTACCACAACAATCATACTGATATATTTAACTGGATAAGACCTCATAAGTTTTTATTCTTTAAGTGGGGTAAAAAGGAGGTAATACAAACTTCATCTTCTGAATGTGGCGAGACTACTTCTCGTACTATTTCAATAATTAAGAAATAACATGATATTTATCATGTATTTTGTCAAATATACGTTATACCTTGCTAATCAGTATTAATTAAACCCAACCCAATGGTAATTTGTAGAAAATGCAAGAGTTCAAAAGTTGTTAAAAACGGAACCAGGGCAAGAGATGGTTATCGAGTGCAACAATATCACTGCGAAAGCTGTAAATTTCACTGGCATGAACGTATTGAGACTATTAAAATTGAGGGAATTACAGCAGACGAAAGGACTGATTTTGAAGGTGACATACTGCCTTATTTAATAAAGATAGGGGAGAAGGCTAAACAAAAGAACCTGGACGAAAACAAACAACTTATTACCCTTACTGATGGTCCATTTGCTTTAGCTTTATTATCAGATATACATGGAGGGGGTAAGTGTGATTACTCCGCACTTGAAAGGGATATAAATATAATCAGTGGTACTCCTGATATGTATGTAGGTAATCTTGGAGATGACACAGACAATTTTGTTAATTCTAAATTACAGTGGATTCAAAAAGCACAGCCGACTACATTCGATATGGAAACCAGGTTCTTAGAATGGCTATTTAAAAAATTGGCTGGCAGTGTTCTGTTTTGGTGTTCCGGTAATCACAATAACTGGACCGTTAAATCTTCAGGTATTGATTTTATCAGGGAAGGATTAAAGGGGACCCATTGTCTATACGATAACGCTCAAATATTCTTTACTCTTAAATGGGGAGATAATGAGCAGAAGTGGCTTGTAAGGCATAAATGGAAATATTCAAGTATACTTAATCCGACTCACGGTATTGAGGTGGGATGGGCAAGGATAGGGCTTAATTTTGATGTAGGTTGTGCAGGACATACCCACATAGCCACCATGTGTAGACCGTTTATCAGAGAAGGACAAAAGAGATTTGCTGTATTAATGGGTACTTATAAGATCCGAGATAATTTTGGTAGGGAGTGCGGCTATGCAAGCTCATACGGTACTGGGTCTGGTGCTTTTGTTTACCATCCTGACGGCCGTAGATTCTGGTGTGAAGAACTTGAAACGGCAAAGGATTTACTAAATATGTGGAAAAAAGATTATGGTACAATGTAAATTATATTTAACAAAACCTATCATGCCAACGTAAAAGGTATTTAACATTATAAGTTTTTCCCGGCCGGGTTTTTGGGAGGAGTAAGGTTTATAGGGTTTTTCCTTGCTTCTCCTTTTGATATCACAAATTGTGATCTCCAATACTTACTCAAATTAAGTCATTAACTGTTTAAAACATGACAATTCATTCATTAACGTATAATATGTCACATAATATATAGTTAACCTGACATTATACGACTAACTGTATCTAATCTCACAAATATATAATTATTTTCAAAAATATGACAAATGTCATAGAAAAGTTTAAATAAGTGTTATATATTTACATCAAATAAAACTCAAAGACATGGACTTAATAAACCAAATCAAAAAGATCATCGATAGTGAATTTTCCTCATCCCTTAAAACAAGGGAATTGATTAACCTTATTAACATGGAGCTTATCAAAGAAGCGAGGCAGTGCCTTGCAGATGATAACCCAGATGGAGCAAAAGCAATCTCATCATTAATAATAGAATAATGGCACATTTAAAACTAACAGTAAAAGACCCCAACGAAAAAGAACTAGATTCCGCCTTCGTTAAAAAACTTATGAAAACCTTATACCAAGACTTTGAACTCATAGACGATTGGGATTCGTGCGGACTAGAACTGTCCGAGTTATTCACTCACAGAGAGCTGGACGACATATCTCTTTTAGTCAATGGTAACGACTGGCCTTCATCCGTACACGCCTTAAAAGAGCTTATATTAGTCGGGGAGAAGCGAGACGGTGGGTTCTGTCCTAATTGCGGACATAAGAATTATTATTACACTGGAGGCCGTATGTTATGTGGTCAGTGCGAATATTCAGAGGTATCAGACGAAGACAATGATGACGGTGATATTGCTGATTATTCGGGAAGGGTTGCGTTATGAAAACAAGAAGAAATTTATCTGGAGTTTATTTTAGAGTTAAAGATACAGGAGAATGGTGTAATGTTTGTTTTGAAGAATTAACCAGAGAAGAACAAGATAATGTAATGACAGGCAAAGATGAAGTATGGTTAAGATCATTAGTCAAGCAATTATCTTTCATATTAAACGAGATAGGTGAAAAATTTGATCTCAAATCATTATGAACACCGCCCCCTTTATATTAAAACTTAAAAAACTGTTCTGTAAAAAGCTAGTCAATGACTCAGTGATACCAGACAACGCCATTATACTTAATGTAAGAGGCTTTAAATACGCTTTCTATAAAGGTAATGACATGGTAGTTGAACGGTTCTTAAAGAGCTTTGTTCGTCCCTGGGAGATGGTTGTTATAACTGGCTACAATGGGGAATGGATTGAGACGATTCGGATGGATGAACTTTTTAACTATTAGATATGGACTATTCCGATTTACTACTAAATCCGTTATGGATAGCAAAAGCAAAACGAATCAGGAAACGAGACGGCTATAAATGTACTGTTTGTAATTCAAAGAAATCATTAGAGGTTCATCATACATATTACTATACAAAGAAAACAGAGCCCTGGAGATACCCAGACGAAAGCCTTTTAACCGTTTGCCATAAATGTCATAATGATTGGCATATACATAATGAGAATACTTACATTAAAAAGCCAAAGCCAGTAAAAAAGAATAAGCGATATAAGAAAATAAAACAATTCCGGAAGAGTAAAGTTAAGGTATATAGGCACAATAGGAGATTAGGCATTCAGGAACGGATTGAAATAGAAATGGAAAAGATCAGGGATAAAACTCGTGTACATTAATAAATAGATTATGAAAAGAGTAAACAGTATAGAAGCAATATTTAGAAACACTCAAAGAATACATGGAAAGTCTGAGTCTTTAGATTGGATTAAGATTGCATCAATCAAGGTAGAAAGATACTTAAATACATTCGTTGTTCAAAAACCGACTGACAAAGAAATTGAATTAAGAGCAATAGAATTACTTGAATCAGGAATGGCACTCCAAAATGAGTCCCCTATTTCATACACACATAAACAAGTATGCTTACATGATGCTCAGGGATTCAGGGCTGGTGCTAAGTGGGCTAGGGAAAAGTAGAAATCTATACTAATAATATACAATGAGTATTTAAAACCAACAAAGACATGAAGACAAAAGCTGAAATACTTAAAAGTCAATTACTGCACGACAATATCCCTTTTTCAAATAAAACATTCGAAAAAGATTGGGGTTATGTTTTAGAAGCTATGAAAGAATTTGGGCAGCTCGAATACAATCGAGGAATTAAAGACGGTAAGATAATAGCCGAACATGGTACAGTAAATTGGATTGAATAGAAAAATATGACATTTATCATAAGAAAATCCATTTAAAGAGTATATATTGCACTCATGAAAATAAAAGAATCAGTTAAAACATGGAGCGGACATATTGAAATTCCAGGAACCTTAAAAGGTCAAACAGTTTGTACTGCTACTCATCCAGATATGCCTAATCATTCAGGACATTCAAGGGGCAGAAAATTACACCTGTTAAAATCTCCTAATCTTACATTTTGTAATATGTTAGTAGACGAACTCGCACCGACTGATTATAGATACTATTCTATGACAAGTAACGGAGTATGTAAGAATTGTTTAAATGCAGTTAAGAGATGAAAACCTACTGTTCAATCTGTAAAAAAGGAGATAAGACCTCTCCAAAAATAAGAGTATGTAAGGAATGTCAAACTAAATTAAATAAACCCGATAATGGAAAACGACTTTATTAAATCTGGGGAGTTACATGAATGCCAAAGAGATACGGACGAATGGCGAGCAGCTAAAGGATATATCTCAAAGTCTGGATTAAAGAAGATAAAACAGTCACCAGCTCATTTTAAATATGGTGAAGAATTCAAAGAGACTCCGGCGCTTGTTGAAGGAAAGCTATACCATTGCTTTGTATTAGAACCCGTTAAATTTGAATCAGAATATTATGTGTTCGATGATAGTGTGGTTTGTGGTGCATTAATGGCTAAAGGATCAAAAAGTCCGAGATCGACAAAGGACTATAAAACATGGATGGAAGGTGAATATAATATTGCTGCCGGGAGAACATTAGTTGAAAAGAAGGATTACGACAAAATGGTTGCAATGAAAAAACGGTTATTTTCTCATCCTTATGCAAAAATGTTATTATCAAATGGGATAGGCGAACATGGGTTAATAGGTAAGATACAAACTATTGCCGGAGAAATAGGAATCAAATTAATAATTGATTATCGGAAAGATAATAAACGTATTGTTATCGAACTCAAGACAGCTAAGGATGCTTCATTAAACGGGTTTACAAGGGATGCAGCGAATAATGATTATCATATAGATGCTGCCTTTTATTCTGATATGGCCGAACTATATTATGGTGATGGTATGAAGACAATATTTATATTTATTGCTCAAGAGAAAGTGAAACCTTATGACTTTAATCTATTCGAGGCATCGCCTCAATTTATCGGTCAGGGAAGATATGAATATGAAATGCTTTTACAGCTGTATAAGTACTGTTTAGATAATGACAAATGGCCAGGCTATCAGTGTTTTTGTGCTAATCGCTTTGGATTACTTGACCTCGAATTACCCAAATATGCAATTAAATCACTTGACTATTATACTTATTAATTATGGAAAACAAAAACCTACCAACAATTCAAGAACTCCGAGATGGTGATCTTATGCGAAAAGGAGAACAGTCACAGGCTAATGTTCTTCTTAATGCAGAGCCTATAAAAAGCTTTGTAAAACAACACCCTGTTATTAAAAAGGTTAAATATATTCCTATTGACAAAATAGAATATCTTTTAACAAGGATATTTATAAAGTGGAATGTTGAAATCAAAACGGTTCAGCTTATGGCGAACAGTGTTTTGGTAACAGTACGCCTTTATTATCAGGATATATTTTCTGAAGATATGCTATGGCAGGATGGAGTCGGAGCTGCCCCTTTGCAAACCGATCAGGGCGCAGGGGCTATTGAGTTTGATAAGATTAAAAACTCAGCCGTTATGATGGCTGCTCCTGCTGCTGAAAGTTATGCTGTTAAGGATGCAGCCGAAAAGATAGGTAAGCTCTTTGGAAAGGACTTAAATCGTGCAGATCAGATTATGTATGATAACCTTATCCCGAAAAACGAAGAGAACAGACACGCAGATTTATTTGATGAACAAACTAATAATAAAAAAGATGAGTAGAATTAGCGGAAAATTAAACCTATTACAGTTACACGCTGTACGTAAAATGATCACCGGACAATTAGGTCCAGTTGAATGTCTTGTAATACCAATAGAGAAAAACAAACTCTTTGTTGGCGAAAAAGGAATCTACCTGGATCTTATCGCTTTTGAGCTTGAAAAGAAAAAGGAAGATTCAAAAGATAGTCATTTAGTAAAACAGTCATTTAGCAAAGAGAAAAGGGAAAAAATGACCGATGCTGAATTAAAGGCTCTCCCAATACTCGGTAACTTGCAAGTATGGAGTGACCAAATTGAATCCGAGCCGACAAGTAATTCTGAACTACAAAACGAAATTGATCCATTACCGTTTTAGATTTGAATAAGTGAAAGATATTTTGTATCTTTGGAATTGGATAGACCGGATTGATCCCCGGTTGATAAGGGCAAACTGAACGCCCT